GTGCCATCGGATAAGGATCAAGGAACTTGAGCATCTTCTGCAGCTGGATCTGCCCTGCAAACTCCTCGAACACCATGACCTTGCTGCAAGGATTCGCGAACCAAGTGCCTCCGTTCCCGATGATGGCCCTGCCTGCCTTGGGGAAGAGCGTGTTGATCGCGAAGCTTTTGCCTGTTCCTGGTGGACCAACCAAGGTGATGATCCTCAGGTTAGGCCTGTAAGGCCCCAGGAGGTCTGCTGTGATCGCGTTGTATGCTGCAAGGAACCCAGGACGTGCAAGCACCTGTGAGTCGATCTCTGCTGCTGGCCTGAACTTCTTCTTCAAGTCATCCACCTCTTCGATGACTGTCTCTTCTAGTTCTTCTCTGCTTCTCCTCTTCTGACACTCCTTGAGAGTCCCCCATCGCCACCTGTAGGAGCCTGGAGGATGTGTGTCGTCCTTCATGCAGTACTGTGCTGCTTCCAAGTCCGTGCCCCGTGTCTTCTCCCAGTGCGCCCTGCTGTTGAAGTTGCTCTTCAGCCAAGTGAGTCTGTTCTTGCGCTTAAGGATGACAAAGCCCTGGTAGTGTGGAGTGCCCTGCTCGCCGACCTCGTACTGCACTGCGAGGAAGTCGAACTGCTCCTGATGCTCTGCGTCTTCCCAGAACATGTCGTCGTCTGTAGGGTTGTTGATGGTGAAACACCATCGCTTTGCTGAGGATGCCTGTGCTGCCATTGTTGCTCGGTCATTCATGGAAAGAAAGAGTGTTTAGGGTTAGGAAAAGAAAGAACATGCCGCGTTTAAATGCTGGTCTTCCCGCACTTTTTTCGCTGCATGCACCCAATTATGGTATGGAAGATGCCACAACACAACTGTCCATCCTCTCATTTAAACCCTCTCCTGTGCGTTTCTCCTTCTGATTTTTCTTCTCCTTCACATTTTTGGAACAAATGCCTACCTACGTGTACAAGTATAGACGCCGCTATGGTCGTCGTTACTCGCGTTATCGTCGCTATGGCGCGTACTCTCGCTACCGCCGCCGCCGCTCTGGTACGTCGTCTACTGCGTCGAGTAGAGGCCGAATCCGCGTCCGCGTCCCCGTGCAACAGGTTGTGACGCTTACGGTCGCAGCCAATTCCATCGATAGTAATGTCCTGACCAGCTCCCCGTTCTATAGAGACGCCTCCACCGCCCCCCTTGCTGTCGCTGCTGCTGTCAATATGCCGCTTTATGCAGCGTATGCTAACTTGTATGATCAGGTGAAGTGTGATGGTGTTGTGACAACCTTGAGTGTTGTTTCGCCAATTGGTGCGGCTGCTGGTGCTCTTTCTGCTCTGCAGGTGATCGTTGCTTATGATCGCCAGGGTACAAAGAATGAAGTCACGAACGATTCGTCGTTGCCGTCTGCCATCACTGTTGGACAGCTTTTCAGTTACTCGTCTGCTGTTGCAAAGAGTGCGATTAACAATAGTGTTGCGAAGATGTCTCGTTCCTGCTGGGCGTCTGATCTTCAAGAGAGGACTATGTTCCATGACTGTACTATCTTAGCCAGTACTGGCGGTACCCGAGTGTATGACCATGATTTTTACTCTAATGCGGCGAAGGTTGGATACTTTGCCCCTCTGACGATGATTGGTGTGCGTCTTCCTGCTGTTGCTCCTCAGGATGGTGTTTCAGTTCAGCTGCTTCTTGAGCAGACATACTACTTCACATTCCGTAACCCCAAGTTTGGTGGTGATCCTTCTGCCACTGCCAATACCAGGATGGCTTCCATTCCTGTTATGTCTCAGCGTAGCGATACTCGCCGTCTTGACACTGAAGGTGATATGGATGATGCTGGTGGTCTAGATGATGAAGATGCCCATGCTGCGCAACCCGCTGCTCGTGTAGCGCGTGGTACACCCCTCTCCTCTCTCTTTGACTCTTCTATCCCCGTACCTGCTAGATATAGGCAGTGAAATTTAAGTGAAATCTCAGTGAAATCTCCATGAAATTTAGGATTTAGGATTAGGATTAGGGTAAGGGATATAAAATTAGTGAAATTAGCAGGACCAAGCCCACGCCATTAGATTAGGAACGTGAAGTAGAGTGACGCAAGCCATGAGTCCAGCGAGACTTAGTGACCCACGTGGGCGAAGATGCTGCGATAGGTCCAGCATGACGTCATAGCTCCAATTCATCATATCATTTCTTGGACCTAATTGACATAAGGGCCGGTGCAGTATTACCGGCCCTGACGTCAATCAGTGTCGCTGTCGGAGATGGTCTCGTCGGAAAGCACATCGTGCGCTGCAATGCCGCAGGCACCCATGAGCTGTTGCATGAACCAGTTGCGAGTGCTGTCAAGCCAAGGCTTCGTGATTGCTCCAGGCTGAGCAGGCTCCAGGTAGGTCCCACAGGTTCTGCAGATGGTGTTGTTCCCGTTCTTGAAGCCAAGCCTGTCCCAGAGTGCAAGGAGTGCGTCCGTCCTCTTGCCACCTTCCTGCTCGTCCCTGTACCAGCCGTCAGGCCTGGTGTTGCTGGTGATGATGACTGTCTCGTACATTGCTGGCCTCATCCCACCCTTGACCTCCAGTGCCATCGGATAAGGATCAAGGAACTTGAGCATCTTCTGCAGCTGGATCTGCCCTGCAAACTCCTCGAACACCATGACCT